GGTAGCATACAATTCGATAGTAATTTCCAAGTATGCTGTGATGATGAGGATTTCGATGGAGTAGTAGTAGATTGTGATGGTGATACGTATAACACATGGGATAAAGTCTGTAAATATCTTATGGAGAATTACAGATCAGATTTAGAGGAGATTACAGCCGTATGAAAAGTCCAATAGAACCTATACATAATCGTATTCAAAACGTTGTTAACGATTTATACGAAAAAGAACATGATCCATTTGCGATAGCGGGCGTAATGCTCGCTATTGCTATTCAATTATATCGTACTCAAGAAATGAAATGGGATGGTATTAAAAAGTTATTAGATGAAATCCATAAAACCAGTATTAAATCCGAAGAACATATAAGGAGGACTATGCATTGAAAAAGTATTTAAGTAATCCTAACAACCACAGTTTTAAAATAAAACAAACAGAATCCTATCTTGAAGATGCTATAACTGTATTAGAGTGGGCTAAAAAGCTTATGATGCAAAAAGGAAAAGACTACCAAGGTGGATCTGTTTGTGATGAAGACTATTATCCTCATGGATGGAAATCCTTTGACACTATGTTAACTACTAAAGTGCTACGTTTCCGATCTGTAATGGAGCAAAAGGGAGAAGTAAACTTTGATTCCGCACAAGATTGTCTTATAGACCTCATTAATTATTCAGCGCGATGTGTAGTTTTCTTAAACCGACATAATCCAGATAGCCAGATTTGTCCAAATTGCCAGCTTTCTGATGCACTGTCATACGAAGGACCTGAAGGAGAAGATTTTTCTGATAATCCTTTCTGCCATGAGTGTGATGAGCATGTAAACGGAGATAGTTTAAATGTTAAGAAAGATCAGGGAATAAACAATGATAGGTTTACGCCAGATATTGAGGAGTTACCTTACAATGGAGCATAAAGTTAAAGCACCTAAAGGAACCCAATGGGCTATAATGATTGAACCTTTCATTGATGAAGGATATGAGTATGTAAGAGAAGGAAACCCATGGACTGCCAATAGTCCTATAAAACTTTTTAATAGTAGAGAAGAAGCTGAAAAAGAAAAACGTAAATGGAATACCGCCATTGTAACCACATGGAGAGATGAAGAACTATGAAATGGAAATATATAGTTTGGGTTGGTGGTTGTGATGATTATTACACCGACTATAAAACAGCAAAAAGACATTATGACGAATGGATAATTAAAGGTTATGATGATGTTGTAATAGAAAAAATAGGAGATAAAGATGGAGATCAATAGAAAAGTAGCCAAAGAAACTAGATTAAACCTCAATGAAAAGGTAAAAGACCTGTTAGAAGGATATACCATAGAGGTTATACCCGGAGGGAACTTCACTGATACAGACATGGAGTTTAAAATAAGAGTAGTACCTAAAGGTAATGTAGATAGAGAGCTAAGACAGCTTCACCATTGGGCAGAAATTTATGGATTAGACCTTGATAAAGTTGTTAGCATTGGTAATAAAAGAATGAAGTTAACCGGCTTTAATCCTAAAGCTAGTAAGAATTGTTTTAAGATGACCGATCTTAATACTAATAAGGTTTATATATGTGATGAAGAAAATGCTAAAAGATATTTCGAAAAAGCTAAAGAAAACAAGGAGTTAGAAGTTGCCTCTTAAATATTTCCAACCTCATACTATAAAAGATATTCAAGATTTGTTTGTATATAAGTATACGAACGGTGCCTTTGAAGCTGATGGAAACTTAGAAATATTAAGTGCAAGCTTTATAGCTGATGAGCCTTCCATATTTGGTCAGCCAAATGAGAAGTACCAACAAGCAGAACTGCATTGGTATAATAGTATGGTTTGTAACACCGACAAGCTACAAGATATTTATGGTATGGTTCCAGCTCAGTGGGAAGAAGCAGCTAATACTAAAGGTGCTGTGAATTCTAACTATGGTTATTTAGTACACTCAGCTCTAAACGGCAGTCAATATGACCATGTATTCAGAGAATTGAAGAGTAATCCTCGATCTCGTAGAGCTACAATGATATATACCCATCCAAACATGCATCAGAGACACAGAGAGCATGGTAAGGATGACTTTGTCTGCACAAATGCTGTAACATACTATAACAAAGATGATGAGCTCCACGCGGTCGTACAGATGCGCTCAAACGATGTTGTCTTTGGGTATATGAATGATTATTACTGGCAGTATATGTTATTAGATAAACTTGCAGCTGACTTATTGATTATGAGAGGAACTATTATGTGGCAGGTTCAAAGTTTACATATATATCCTCGTCATTTTAAACTAATTGATGCATTCATAGAAGATAGAAAGCCTCGTGATTATGATATAGGAGCTCATGATGGATGAAGGAACAAGCATGTTACTTATAATAGCGTTAATAATATCTATGACATTAGCGCTTAACGCAGTAATACATGGAGTAATATTCTAATGAAGGTAACACCTAAGTACGACAAATCGTGGTACATTAAGTGGGTGTCAAGCTTTATACTACTAATAGCTATGTCGCTTACTTCTATCGGTGGACTAGAACCATTTAACATAATGCTTCACCTAATAGGAGTAACCGGCTGGCTAATAGTAGGAATGTTATGGCATGACCGAGCCTTAATATTTATTAATGGGATAGCGATCTTTATATTTCTATCCGGGATTTTAAAGTTTTATTTATAGGAGTTAATATGCCTCATCACTTTCCGATCTGGATGAACACAAATAAAAAAGATATGGGATTTACCGACATGGCCGACATTGATTTGAATGTTGGGTTTAGTCGACATAACTCTCATCATATAGGTAACGTAAGAGTTACGCAAGAAGTCATCGATAAAAATACTAGACGATTTAGGTTATACGTAGACGATAAACTAATGTCAACTAAACATATAACAAGACAATGAAAGAACCAGAAAGATATTATGAATGGATGCTTTGGAAACTACGACAGACAAAAGGAACTAACATGAATAAAGCCAACGGAAAAACGACAGCTTACGATGCTAACTGGTCTAAAGATATCCACAACATGCACCGCAAATTCGGGGTGCATGAGTGGGTTAAGAAAATGATAGACAAAAAAGACTATTATACTCTTCACGAATTTCTACAGTTTCGTATGAGATTTCTTGATGAAGAACTAAATGAAACTAAAGAAGCTATAAAGTACCGACATGCCGATGACATTGTTGATGGTCTTATAGACCTATGTGTTATTGCTATTGGTACGTTAGATATACTAGGTGTAAACGCTAACCAAGCTTGGAACAGAGTACACCGTGCTAACATGGCTAAAGAAGTAGGACAGAAAGAGTCTAGACCTAATGATCTTGGATTACCCGACATGATTAAACCGGATGATTGGGTTGGACCAGATCATAAAGATAACACAGGTAATACCGACATGTTTTTAAAGAGCAAAAATGATGTGGATATCTGGAGAAAAGTAAATATCGAGATGACATAATGAATCGTAGTACATTAATGAATCACATAAACCATTTAAGTTTAGAGATTAAAGAACTAGAAGTTAAAGCTAATAATACAGCAACAACTAAAAATGTAGATACTTTAAAAGCTGTTATGGTTTATGATACAACTATTGCCGTCTTGAAAAAGCGTCTTGAAGAATGTAAAAAAGAACTTGAAAATTCTTCAAACCTTTAAGTAATCTTAGAGAAGCGAAATATAAAATTTCGCTTTTCTTACAATTTAATTAAGAAAGGAATCTTATGCAACTTGTATTTGATATAGAAACAGATGGATTTTTAGAAGACATGACCGTCTGTCATGTATTAGTCTGTCAAGATGTAGTAACTAAGAAGGTCTATACGTATGCAGATCAACCTGGTAATTTACCTATTAAACATGGATTAGAATTGATGTCTAAAGCTGATGCGTTAATAGGCCATAATATTATTGGATTTGATTTGATGGGATTAGAAAAGTTATACGGTTGGAAACCGTCTTCTAATACTGCATTGATTGATACATGGATAATGTCTCAAACCTTAAAGTTTACTCGATCTCACAAGCACGGTCTTGGTGGATGGGGTAGCTATCTAGGTTATAAGAAAATGGATAATACAGAATGGGCAGCTGATGGATTTAAGACATACGATCCTCATATGATTGATTACTGTATTAATGATGTTAAATTAAACACTAAAGTATATGAAGTACTATTAGCTGAACTTCATAAAGCTATAGAAACTAACGAGCTAATTAAAACAGGTTTAAGAATTGAACATGATGTAGCTGTATTTGAATCTATGGTTAGAAAGAAAGGCTGGATGTTTGACTTACATAAAGCTACAGAAAATACCAGACTTATGTCAAGACATATGTTTAAAATAGAACGTATTATTGAGCCTAAGTTAGGTACAACTAAAGTATTTATAGATAAAGCACCAAAGACTGCTAAGTATACTAAAGCAGGATTTTATACTGCAACTACTGCTAGAATATTATCCGAGTATTTAGGTACTAAAGTTATAGGAGAAGATGCTTTATCTAATAATCCACCTATAAAACCTGGTCAAGAGTTTCAAAGATCTAAAATAGAGAAAGTAACTCTTAGTAATATGGAGAATGTTAAGCAATGGCTAACTTCTATTGGATGGAAGCCAGATGATTGGAACGTAAAGAAAGGCCAGCATGGTCAATGGATACGTACAGGACCTAAGCTTACATCAACTTCTCTTGCTAAGCTAGGTATAATGGGAAGGTTAATTGATAGATACTATACTATTAAGAACCGTAAAGCCACCATTGAATCATGGTTAGAAAGGATAGAGTTAGATGATAAGTCAGGGGAATATCGTCTTCATGGAAGGATGTTTACTATTGGGACTCCTAGTTTTAGATGCCGCCATGAGGTCATTGTCAATCTTCCAGCCGTTAATGCGCCGTATGGTAGAATGCTTAGGGAATTATTCATCGCTGAGCACGGTTATAGGGTTGTCGGTGCGGATTCTGCTGGGAACCAGCTGCGTGGTCTATGTCATTACGTGGGAGATAAATCCTACACAGATTTGGTGGTTAATGGGGATCAACATGCACGCAATGCTGCTGTTCTGGATTGTAGTAGGAGTGTGGCTAAGTCTTTTCTTTACGCTATTCTCTTTGGTGCAGGAGACGCTAAGCTCGGTCAAACTCTTACTGGGGTTAGCAGCGCGCCTAAAGGTAGAGAGGCTAGGCAAAAGTTCATGGCGAATTTACCTGGATTCGAATCACTAGTTAATAAACTACGTGCTACGTTTAACCAGTATGGTTCTATACCTGGTCTTGATGGTCGTAAGATCTATGCAAGATCTGACTATCAGGTATTAAACTATTTACTACAAACTACTGAAGGTATTACTTGTAAAGCCGCTTTAAGTTATGCAATGAATAAGATTAAAGAGGAAAAGCTTAATGCTTATCCTGCTATATTTTACCATGATGAACAAG